TGACGAGCAAGACTTAGAGCCGTTAACTTGTCCTTTTTGTGGATATGAAGTTGAACAGGAAGAATATGAAGAACCAGAAATCTGGACTAACGAAAACAACGAAGACGATAATTGGAATTGATTATAGCTTAACAAGTCCGGCTATCTGTGTGAATAATGGTAACTTGATGTTCTATTATTTAACAAGTAAGAAAAAATGGACTGGTGTGATTAGTGAGGAAATAGTTGGTTATGAACATAAAGAATGGACAGACCCTATACAAAGATTTACTTTTATTTCAGACTTTGCTCTGGATATTATTTCAGCAACAAGCAATCCCACCATATACATTGAAGGATATTCCTTTGGTTCAAAAGGCCAAGGAGTTTTTCAAATTGCTGAGAACTGTGGTATTCTTAAATACAGATTACTTGAAGAGAAGTTTGGTTACAATACAGTTGTACCATCTGTGGTTAAGAAAGGTGCAACAGGCAAAGGTAACGCAGACAAAGATATGATGTATGAGGTATTTGTGAAAGAAACAAACATTGATTTAAAAAAACTATTTGATACTGATAAAGTAGGTAACCCTATATCTGATATTGTTGATAGTTATTATATACAAAAGGTTGGTTATGATATTCATATTTCGAACTAAAAGGTCTACCAACAAATTTGTAGAAGCGTTTGCTCAAAATTCTGGTCATCAAACTAAAATGTTTGATAATGCAGAAACAACGGGTGAACAATTTTATAATTACACTTGGCCAAATTTTCATGGCAGAATGGCTGAAGGTGTTGAATTTTGTTTTCAAGGTTTAATTAGAGGCACAGACAAATTAAAACCCTATTTTAAAACAAATAAGTGGTATTATTTTGACCAACCTTATTTCTTTTATACCGCTTATCAACAACATAAAGATTTTAACGACCAATGGTATCGCATAAATGTTAATAATGTGCAGACAAATAAAATTGACAACAATCCAAAACATTTAGATAGATATAAAAGATTATTAGACATATCCAGAGAAGAAATAGAATTAAAAAACTGGAGAACAACTGGCGAACATATTTTAGTTATACCGCCTAGTTATCATACTGCTAAATGGTATGGTTTTAGTGAAGATAGATGGTTGCAAAATACAGTAAAAGAAATTAAGAAACATACAGATAGACCAATTCGTGTTAGATACAAATATAATGGTGGTGCAAAGTTTGGTGAAAGAGTTGATATAAACAATCCTTTACATATAGATTTACAAAGTTGTTGGGCAATAGTATCTTTTCATTCTATGTGTGCTTCACATGCAGTAAGAAGAGGCATTCCTAGTTTCTGTAGTGAACATTCTCCAGCAGCTCCTGTTAGTTTATCATTAAAAGATTTAGACAAATTAGAAAACCCTATTATAACTGAAAGAGAACAATGGATGGCTACACTATTAGGGTCACAGTTTACACTTAAAGAAATGAAATCTGGTTATGCATATAGGTATTTAAATGAAAACGATTAGAGGTAAAACTAGTACAGTTGTAATAGATGGTGATGTGGTTTATAAAAAATTTAATGATAAAGTTAAAAAACCACATATAAGAACATCTAGTTATCATTGTTATCTTAGAGAGTTGGAGTGTTTAAAAAGATTACAAGGACACAAAAACTTTCCTAAATTATTAGAATATGATGATGAAGAACTTATTATTAAAATGGATTATTGTGGGGAACACTATCCAGTTGATGGTACAAGTAGACCTGAATTATTAGAACAAGTGTATGAGATTGTTTATAAATTAGAAGAAGCAAACATTAAATTTATAACTGTTAGTTTTCCATATCAAAATATTCTTATTAAAGATAATGTTTTAAAAATGATTGATTTTGAACATTGTTTACCAGAAAATAGTGATGTGGTTAAATATTGTGAAGATAATTTTATTGAAGATAGAAGAGGTGATGGCTTCAATATACAAAAATTTGAAGATGAATTTAAAGTATTGGTTTTAAAAGGAGTAGAATTAGGAAAGGTCAATTATGAAACAACATTACAAGAGGCAAACGAAATGATAAGAAACGATTGGGATAATTACCAAAAAGTAGGTAAGGGTAATAGTGCTGAATGGCGTATTAACCAAATTAAATTAGATAGATTTTCAGGTAAAGATAAAACATTACTTGATTTAGGTGCAAATCATGGAGAATTTGGTTTAGCATTATCTAAAGATTATGAAAGAGTGGTTGCATTAGAACCATTTGTTAAGGCACCAGAAAATATGCCTGAAAATATGGAATGGATTGCAAAAGGATTTAAAGATTATACAAAAATAAACACGGAACAATTTGATGTGGTATTTTCTTTTGCAATGACTATTCAAGTACAAAGTGTTGATGGTTTAAAACCAACAGACATTGCACAAGGCCATTATGATTTAGTAAAAGATGGTGGCACAATGATTTATGAAACTCAAAAGGTTGCAGGTAGACCCGAAAATCAACAGCATGTAGATAAGATGTTAGTTGCTTTTCAAGGTAAATTTGGTAAATGGATAGAAGAAGGCGAAGGTCGTTCTAGTGGAGCTAGACGATACTATGTATTTAAAAAATGAAAATATTACAATCTCTAAAAAATGTACAGACTAATAATTGTCCTTGGCAACATCATATAATCCGTAATGTATTAACACAAGAACAAGTTGATGAGATACAAAATGCAGAAATTAGTAGAGTTGGAGTTATACATGATGGTACAAGGTCAGGTTATATTGATGGTGTTGAAAAACAAAATCATAGTTTAAGAGAATATATTACTAAAGAAAATTGCCACAAATATCCTGAATTGACTAAACTTATTAGAGATTTGCAAAACCATGATGTTAGAGAAAGTATTGCTAGTTTAGTAGGTAGAGATGATGCATTTGAAGGTGTATATATTAGACTTGAAGTATTAAGAGATACTAAAAGTTTTTGGTTAAAACCTCATATTGACATACCAGAAAAACTTATTTCTAGTTTGATTTATATTAATCAGACAAATGAAGACTTAAATTTAGGCACAGACTTATACGATAAAGACGGTAAGTTGGCCTATACCGTTCCTTTTGAACATAATTTAGGTTATATATTCTATGGACCGGATACTTTACATGGTGTAGAAGAGGGTAAAACAATTAAAGTAGATAGAAGAGGTATACAATTGAACTATGTTACTTTTGAAACTGATTGGCCAGCAAATGATTTTAAGTAAAAATAATAAATTCTTTTTTGTACACATTCCAAAAGCAGGAGGAACAAGTGTAGCAAATGCTATGAAAAAACATAAAATAGATTTTGCAAGTTATGGCGATGCTCACTCAACTATAGAAAATATATTAGATATAAACGCACCTACAGTTGATTATTATATTGTGCAAGTAAGAAATCCTTACAACAAATTTTATAGCGGATATCATTACAATGTTGAATGGACAAAAAAAAGGTTTGATGGAGAACTACCTTTAAAGAATAGAAGTAAACAATATTACAAAGATAAATTTGAATTTTTAAAAGATATAACTTTTAAAGGATGGATAAATTTATTGACAAATAAAAATAAACTAAATGAATTTACATCTTTATTTAATGAAAAAAATTTATTTAGATTACAAAAAACTTGGATTGAATGTCCAGTTGAGTTAAAAAATAAAGTAAAAGTATTTAAAGTAGAAACAGGTTTGATATGGTCATTTATAAACTCATTGGGATTTAATATAACTAAAACACACTCAAAGAAATCAACTTACAAAACTCAAAAGGGTTATACTGAAGAACAGGCTGAAATCGTGTATAAGTATTTTGAAGAAGATTTTAAAGAGTTTAATTACGATAAGGAAGATTATGAACGAGCTTAATGAACAGGAATTATTAAAAGAAATAAAGAGATTGGAAGGTGTTTACTTACAACCTCAAAAGTTTAAACAATATAAAAATTATTGGTTACCAGAACATATTGTTAAAGAAAGTAAAAATGTATTATCTTTAGGTGTTCATAGAGATGTTGGTTGGGAACAATCAATGTTAAAAGATAATCCTAATATGAATATTCATTGTTATGATCCTACACCTGATAGTGTAAGATTATTTGAAACAAACTTTGTTGGTAAATCTAATATGACATTTCATCAAGTAGCGTATGCAAAAGACAATGGTACTATGAAATTCTATTACGATAAAAATGATTTGGCAAAATGTTATTCATTAGTACCTCTGCCACAATTTGGTGAAAACCCAGCATATATTGAAGTAGAAACAAAAAATCTACAAACAATTATGAATGAAGATATGCCACAACCGGATATTATTAAAGCGGATATTGAGGGTGTATGGTGGGATTTCTGTAGAGAGATTATTGATAATGATGTGCAATTCAAAGCATTTTTAATTGAGTTTGAAGTTAAATTAATTAATAATGAAGAGAGTTTAAGACAATATGAACAGTTACTAGGTGAATTTAGAGATGGTCCTTATGAGATTTATTTAAATAGACCTAGAAATAAATGTTTATCTGAGGCTGTTATTCTGAGAAAATAAAATGCGTATTGTTATTTACAAGAAATCAACTAATTTAAAACATCAGCAAGAGATACTTAAAAATCTTTATCAATCTTTAAAAGATAAAGGATTAAATGTAATCTATTGGGAAGAAAATGAATGGGAACCAGCTGATATACCTGTAATTTTTGGTTCTTGGAAAAAAACAATAAAACAAAAGAAAGGTGTAATTATACCTGAAAAACAAAGGCACCACATATTAAAACAAGAAATTGTGAGAAGACAAGGATTAAAACCAATTATTGTTTTAGAAACACCTTTATTAGGTAGAACTATTACATCTGAACACGAACAATATAGATTTGGTTTATACCACTTTATGAATAAACTATCGGATTTCAAAAATAAAAACAGTAAGCCTGATAGATTTGAAAAGTTAGGGTTAAAAATTAAACCTTGGAGAAAAGAAGGAGACCATATTTTAATTTGTTGTCAAAACTTAAATGATGCATCATTATTTGGATTACATTATACTTGGTGGTTAGACAATACCATACATCATTTATTAAAAAGAACTAAAAGAAAAATTGTAGTAAGAGACCATCCAGAAAATAAAACAAAGTTACTTGATTTTCTCAATTACTCTTTTATGATGCATACAAAGCAGGTAGAATATCAAAATATAGGAACCATACAAGAAGCATTAAAAGGGGCTCATTGTGTCGTAACTTATTCTAGTGGTTCTAGTATAGATGCTATATTAGAGGGTATACCTGTAATACCTGGTTCTGAGTATAATTTTGTATGGGATATTTCATCACACAGTTTAGATGATATTGAAAATCCTAAATTAGGTAATAGAGAACAATTATTATATGACTTAGCATATTCTCAATGGTCAGTAGAAGAAATAGAAAATGGTACAGCATGGAATCACTTAATATCGCAGTAGTTACAACACTTAATAAAAAACTATACAAAGCTTATGGGCATAAGTTTTTTGAAACTTATAATTGGCCATTTGATTTAATTGTGTATTGTGAAGATATGTTAGAAATACCACATAGTAATGTAATTGTAAGAAGCACCTATGATGAAATACCTGAATGTGAAGAATTTGTAAACAGAAATAAACATAGGCAACCAATTAGTGAGTTTGGTGTAAAAAGTAATGACTTTATTACAGATGGTGTCCGTTTTTGTTATAAAGTTTATGCATATACAAATGAGTTGATATATGCTGAAGACTATGATGCTATTATTGGTATTGACGCAGATAGTATATTTTATAATCCTATAGATGAAGAATGGATTAAAAAACATATTCATAGAGATGATTGTATGATGGCTTATTTGGGTAGAGGTCAAAATTATAGTGAATGTGGTTTTTTATATTGGAATATGCATCATAAAGATACAAAAGATTATGCTAAAAGAATGAAAGATTTATATACCAAAGATGAAATTTATAATCTAAAAGAACAACATGATAGTTATGTTTGGGATTATGCAAGAAAAGAATTTGAAATGTCCAGAGGTACAAAGAACCACAATATAGGCGATGGTAAAGCAGGACATGTTCAAGCAAGGTCTGTTTTAGGTGAAGTTTATGACCACACCAAAGGTCCTAGAAAACTAAAAGGTCGTAGTAGTGAGGCAAGAATATGATAAACATTTTTATAGGTTATGATGAAGGTGAAAAAATTGCTTATCATGTTTTATGTGAAAGTATTAGGAAAAAATCAAGTGTGCCTGTTTCATTTACTCCATTAGATTTACATACTACTAGAAATATATTTACTAGAAAAAAGGTACCAAATCAATCAACAGATTTTGCCTTTAGTAGATTTTTGGTACCCTATTTGTCAAACTATGAAGGCTGGTCAATCTTTATGGATTGTGATATGTTATTAAGAACAGATATTAAAACATTATGGGATATGAGGGACGACAAACATGCTGTTATGGTTTGTAAACACGATTATGAACCAAATCAAAATGCTAAGTTTAGAGGTGCTAAGAATGAACCTTTTCCTAAAAAGAATTGGTCTAGTATGATGATGATGAACAATGCCAAGTGTAAAGCATTGACACCTGAATTTGTAAATACGGCCACAGGATTAGAATTACATCAATATAGATGGTTAGAGAGTGAAGAATTAATTGGCAGTTTACCATTGACTTGGAATTGGTTAGTTTCAGAATATGAACACAATGTAATGGCAAATAATGTACACTTTACTTTAGGTGGACCTTATTTTAAAGGCTATGAAGATAGTGATTACGCTGATGAATGGTTTAATGTTTATAATAATATGGTTAAAATAGAATTATGATTATAACTCACAAATTAGCTTGGGATAAATGTTTATCTCATAAAATCTGGCCAGCCATAGAAAAAGGTTGGAAAGATAATGGTAAAAATGTACACTTCTTTTGGGGTTTAGCAGGTAAGAATATATCTGAAATAAACCAGTGTGAGGCGAACGGAGAAGAGTGGTGGTATGTAGATGTTGGTTACTTGACCAATCAGATTACAAGATATCCAGAACCTAAAATCAATGACTATGACACAACATACTTTAGAATATGTAAGGGCAATATACACACTATTCGTATGCATAGTGCATCACCAGATAGATATAATGTATTAAAGAACCAAGGTATTGATGTAGAGTTTAAGGGTTGGAGAGATAGTGGAGACCATATCCTAGTCTGTCCTTCATCACCAACTATATGTCAGTTTATACACGGTCTAAGCCAAGAACAATGGCTTGAAAAGGTTGTTGAAGAAACAAAGAAACATACTGATAGACCAATAAGAATTAGAAATAAACCAAGACCAAATAATGAGTTTTGGAA